AAAAGAAACAAGTACAATTTGCCAAAGGACAATTTAACACAACTTTAGATAGAGTATTAAGTAAATTAAACAAATAAAAAATGAATAAAAGAAACGTAAATTTAGCAACTACAACTAACATCACTACTACTTATGCTGGTGAGTTTGCTGGTGAGTATATCGCAGCAGCTTTATTATCTGCATCAACTATTGATGATGGTGGTTTAACAGTAAAGGCAAACATTGCTTTTAAAGAAGTAATTAAAAAATTAGCTACAAGTGCAATAGTACAATCTGCATCTTGTGATTTTGACCCACAATCAACTATCACACTAACAGAAAGAATTATTGAACCAAAAGAACTACAAGTTAACCTACAACTATGTAAGTATGATTTCGTAAACGATTGGGAAGCACAATCAATGGGTTATGGTCTTGGACAAACATTACCACCAAAGTTTTCTGATTTCTTAATTGCACACGTTGCAAGTGAGGTAGCACAGAACACAGAATTTTGTATCTGGCAAGGTGATACAGCAGCGGGTTCTAACAACTCTTTTGATGGGTTTGAGAAACTAATTGCAGCAGCAGTAACAGCGGGAGATGTTCCAGCAGCACAAGCAATAACATCAGTAGCACTTACATCTGCAAACATCATTGACAAACTTTCTGAAGTAGTTGATGCAATACCTGGTGCATTATATGGTAAAGAAGATTTATTCTTATACATCGGAACTAAAGCAGCTAAATTATATGTTCAAGCACTTGGTGGATTTGGAGCAAATGGTTTAGGAGCAAATGGTGTAGCAAATATGGGAACACAATGGTGGAACAACGGAAGCCTAACGGTAAACGGTGTTAAAATCTTTGTATCACCAGGTTTATCTGATGACAAAATGTATGCAGCACAACGCTCTAACTTATACTTTGGTACTGGGTTACTAAATTCAACAAACGAAGTAAAGGCATTGGATATGGCAGATTTAGATGGTTCAAACAATGTAAGAATGGTAATGCGTTTTACAAGTGCAGTACAATTCGGTATCGGAGCAGATATAGTATCTTACGCATAATTAATTAATTAATCAATAGAAAGGGGTGGGTAGGTAATCTGCTCACCCTTTTTTTTTAAAACATAAAAAACAATGGCTTGTACATTAACAACGGGTAGAAAACTACCTTGCAAAAGTGCCTTTGGAGGCATTAAAAGAGTTTACTTTGCAGAATATGGTACTATTGATAGTATAGCAGTAGATGCTACAACAAAAGAAGCTACAATTACAAATGGAACACCAGCACCAGAATGGTTTGAGTTTGATGTAAAAGGAAATTCATCTTTAGAGACCAGTGTGACTTCATCGAGAGAGAATGGAACGACATTTTATACTCAAACTTTAAATCTTACATTAACATTTTTAGATGCACAAACACAAGCAGAGTTACAAACTTTGGCAACTGCAAGACCATATGTGGTTGTAGAGGATTACTACGGTAATAGCTTCTTATGTGGGTTTGAAAACGGAATGGAAGTAACTGGTGGTACAGTAGTAACGGGAGCAGCAGCGGGTGATTTAAGTGGGTTTACACTTACCTTTGAGGGTATGGAAGAAACTGCACCTTATTTCCTTGATGCAGCAGTAACACCATCTGCAACACAGATTGACCCAACTGCATAATTAATATTTATTTAGAAATTAAGAGCATCCTTTATAGGGTGCTTTTTTTTTGTTTTTACAAATTAGTCTTATTTATACGTTATATAATTGATGATACTTTTAAAACCACAAGCTACTAATAGATTTGGAATTATACCAAGAGAATATGTGTCAAGTGCATATATGACTTTAAGAGATGATAGCACAAATATTATTGATGAATACACACTTGTACCAAGAATTGATGGTGTAGGTAATATTTTTATTGAAAACGATTTATATCTTATATATGGTTTTGAATATGAAAATTTAGTTGAGGGTCATTTTTATGATATAGCCTTGTATTCAGATGCAGAAAAAGAGAATGTTATATATAAAGATAGAGCGTTTTGTACTGCACAAAAAGATGCAATAACAGTTGATAACGAATTTTACAAAATAAATAAAGACCAATATACAACGTATGATGGTAACAATAATGATTACATTGTAATATGAGAAAAAGAAACGAAAAGGGACAATTTGTAAAAAGCAAGGTGTCTGAATTTGGATTTGTAAATTTAAGCACATATACATCACCAGAGGTTAAGGAAGTAAACGGTGCAGATTGGATAGAGTATGGTGCTGATAATAATTATTTTCAATTCCTTATTGATAGATATAATGGTTCACCTACAAACAACGCAGCAATAAATGGTATCTCACAAGCTATTTATGGTAAAGGTTTAAATGCTACAGATAGCAGTAGTAAACCAAACGAATATGCACAGATGGTTTCTTTGTTTAGAAAAGATGTAGTAAGAAGATTATGCTATGATCTTAAACTTATGGGACAATGTGCTATTCAGGTAATTTACTCAAAGGATAGAAGCAAGATTGCACAATTAGAGCATATGCCTATTGAAACATTAAGAGCAGAAAAATGCAATGAAGATGGTGATGTACCAGCTTACTATTATTGTAATGATTGGGAAAACATAAAAAAGAGTGATAAACCTTTAAGAATACCAGCATATGGTATGTCTAAAGAAAGCATAGAGATATATTACATAAAGCCTTATAAATCAGGCTTTTACTACTATTCTCCTGTCGACTATCAGGGAGGATTGCAGTACTGTGAGCTCGAAGAGGAGGTATCAAACTATCATTTGAACAACATTATGAATGGTTTAAGCCCATCTATGTTAATTAACTTTAACAATGGAACACCTAACCAACAAGAAAGACAATTAATAGAAACCAAGATAGCACAGAAGTTCTCGGGTACATCTAATGCTGGTAAATTCATTTTAGCTTTTAATGACAATAAAGAAAGCCAAGCAGAAATAACACCCGTACAATTAAGTGATGCACACAACACCTACCAATTTTTAAGTGAAGAAAGCACAAGAAAAATAATGGTTGCACATCGTATTGTATCACCTATGTTATTAGGTATAAAAGATAGTAGTGGTTTAGGTAACAATGCAGAAGAAATAAAGACTGCATCTCTTTTGATGGATAACACCGTTATAAGACCATTTCAGGAACTTTTAATAGATTGTTTTGATAATATACTTGCATACAATGATATTAGCTTAAACCTATACTTTACAACCTTACAGCCATTAGAATTTACTGATGTAGATAAAGATTTACAAAGTAAAGAAGATATTGAAGAAGAAACTGGTTATGAGTTTAGCAAAGAAAAAACTGAACTTGATAATGTATTAGAAGAATTAGGTGAAGAAGAGGATTTAAGTGAATGGACTTTAATTGATGAAAGAAAAGTTGATTATGATGATGAAGAAGCTTTAGATTACCAAATAGATCAACTAAACAAAAAGAATAAAAGCACACTATCTAAAATATGGGAATTTGTTTCTACGGGAACTGCAAGACCAAACGCAAAATCTGAACAAGATAAAGCGGTAAAAGATGTAGCATTTAAAGTAAGGTATCAATATTCACCTTTAGAAGAAACGTTTAACAAAGAGGGTGAGAATGTCACAAGAAGTTTTTGTGAGAAAATGGTAAAAGCTAAAAAAATATATCGCAAAGAAGATATTGAATTGATGAGTACAAGGGCAGTAAATCCAGGTTGGGGTGCAGAGGGTGCAGATACCTATTCTATATGGCTTTACAAAGGTGGTGGCGCTTGTCATCATTTCTGGACACGCAAAACTTATATGTTCACATTAGATAGTAAACGTATTGATGTTAAATCACCATTAGCACCAACAATAAGTGTAAGGGAAGCTAAACGAAAAGGTTTTAAGCACAAAAGAAACAATCCTTTAGTGGGAACAAAACCAATAGATATGCCTAATGAGGGTTTTTTACCAACTAATAAAAGAAGATAATGGCGACAGTATTATTTATAAATAGAACAGATTTAGTTAGAAACTCTATCATTGATGGGAATGTAGATACTGATAAATTTATACAGTTTATCAAGATCGCACAACAGATAGACATACAACAAATTATAGGTACAAATATGTATACTGGTTTAACTGATGCTATTGTTGCTGGAATTGATTTACCAGCTAATGCAAGATGGAAAACCATATTAGAAGATTTTATTGTTGAAATGCTTATATGGTATGCACAAGCAAACTACATACCATTTGCAGCTTACCAAATTAAAAACGGTGGTGTATATAAGCACACATCTGAAAATGCACAAACTGTAGATAAAAATGAGGTTGATTTTTTAGTTGAAAAAGCAAGAACAAATGCAGAATGGTATTCAAGACGTTTTATAGACTTTATGAGTTTTAACCAAGCTACATATCCGGAGTACACCAATAACGTCAATGATGACATCTATCCGAGTTATGAGGCTACATTTAACGGATGGGTTTTGAGTTTATCATCTTTGTTTCTAATATTAGTTTAATTTAAAAAAAACGGCTTATTATATTACCAAAAGCTATGAGTTACAAACCAAAGGCAAAGAACATTGAGAAGCTTAAAATCTTTCTTAAAAAACGAAAAAAATAATGGCAAACGAAATATATTTTAAAAGTTGGTGGGGTAGAGGTGTTTGTGATAACTCTGTAAATTGGGGTTTAGTCTACAAAGAATATGCTGGGTGTAGTGCAGTACCAGCATTACTTTTAACCTTACAAGCAAGAGCAACATACTATGAGAATGTAACTTGTACAACTGCAACTTTAGATGAATTAGAAAATATACAATAATGAGCAACCTTTTAGATAAAGCATCAATTATATTAACTCCAACTGCGTATAACAATGGTGAAGCACTTTGTGTTAAGCCAAGTGATGGAAGTGGTGATTTTGATTTTAGCAGAAATTCAGCAGCTACAAGAGTAAATGCTCAAGGTCTTGTTGAAAACGCACAAATACTATCGAGTAATTTAGTGCAAAACGGCGATTTTAGTGATGGCACTACGGGTTGGAGTAACCCAACATATAGTGGTAATAATAGTGCGTCTTTAAGCATTGATAATGGCGCTTTAAAAATTGAAAAAAATGCAGATTTTGATTGGCGCTCATCTTTTGTTAGTCAAACACCTATAACCTATGTAAGTGGTAAAACTTATAAAATAACATATAGTTTAAAAGATGGAACTACAAGCGGCGCAGATGTTTATATTAGAACTAATTTTGATAGAAGTGCAAATACAGTTAATGTAAAAGCATTAACAAATGATTGGGTAGAATATACAGATTATTACGTTGCAGATACAAGTGCAGATGATATTTCATTTGGTGTTTTAGCTTGGCAAAATACTGGTAGTGGGCAATACTATTTTATAGACAACGTTTCAATTATAGAAATTACTACCGATACCTCCCTTCCGAGAATAAACTACGAGGGCTTTAGTTATGATGGTAGCGGTAATGTAGTGCCAGATAGTGGGTGCGGAAGTTGGTTGTTTGAGCCGCAGACAACCCAGTTATTACCTTATTCAGAGGATTTTTCACAATGGATTGCTGGAGGAGATACAACTATAGAAAGCGGATATTTAGCACCAGATGGTACAAACA